CCGAGATCAACTCGCCAATCTTCACCTCGCGGATGCCTTCCACACACTGCGCAGCCAGCGACAGGCCGAACAGGCCCAGGCCAAACGCAGCCACACTGGTGATGCGCGGGCTGGTGATGCCGAACCACTCGATTGCTGCGGGGGCGACGAACACGGCAAAGGCCAGGCCCGTCAGGACGTTGAAAACCTTCTCCTTCATGGACAGGCCCGGAGTCCACTTCAGGGACAGCAGGGCGCCGACGAGGCCGGCCAGGAAGGGCGAGCCCAAGATTCGTTCGGGAGTGTCGATGGCCATTGGTACCTCAGTGGAAAGCGTGTTGAAGGGGGACCGGCTCACCGACGATGCGGCAGGCTGCGGCCAGGTGGGGCATGCGGAATTCAGTGGCGAAACCCCAGCCCATGGCCGAGGCACAGGCCGCTGGTGCGGGCAACGCAGAAGACCGGCCGGACAGGCGGCGGATCAGCATCGACAGGTTCCCGCGCCTCCGGAATTGCTCGCGCAGATCGAACCATGCGCGCACGTACCGCGCGTCAGTCTTCGGGATGGAGTAGCACTCCCACTGCCGCGGGTCCAGGGGCTCAGACACGATGCGCGCGCCGCGATCGGCCCAGGTGGACCCGGCGCACTCGAAGATGTACGTGCCGCGACGGCGGCCCAGCACGATCTCGCACCGTGAGTAGTCGGAGCCGTTGAGCATGGCCTTGACGCGATCGATGGGCGAGCCGTAGTCATGCGCCTTGAAGAAGGCGATCACCACGGGCGACGGATCCGGCACGGCCAGGTCGATCACTTGTCACCCTTCTTGGCGGGCGCCGCGCCTTCGACGCTGACATCCGCCTTCGTGCCATCACTGCGCTCGATGGTCGCGCCGTCCACGGTGCCATCGGCCTTGAAGCGCAACTTGATGGAGCTCGCCGGCGTGGGCTGGACGTTCACCACCACGGGCTGAGCCGGCGCGGCCGCGGCCGGCGCTGGTGCAGGCGCGGCGACAGGCGCCGGTGCAGCCTGGGCCTTGGCGCTGGCCTTGGCCGCTTCATTGGCGACGCCGCCTACCTCTTCGACCTTGCTCGCGATGTCGTCCAAGCGCTTGAGCACCGCGGCCAGGCGGTCCTCGCTCGCACGCTGGATCTCGGCGACCTGGACCTGGGCATCCGAATTGATGCGGGCGATCTCAACCTTGGTGTCCGCATCCTGCTTGACCGACAGCACCTTGTGGGTGTTGTCGTTCTGCACGGCCACCAGCTTGCGCGACATTTCTTCGATCTGCTGCGCGGCCTGCTCCTGCACTGCGCGCACGGCGTTCTCCACCTCGCGCTGCATAGCGGCCGGGTCGGCGCTGCCAGATGCCATCGACTCGGCCTTGGCCTCCAGCTCGTCCGCACGCGCGTTGACCTCGCGCACCTTGGCGCGGGCCTCGTCAAGCGCGGCCATGGCCATGTCGCGCTGCATCTGCATGGCCTCCATCTGCTGGGCCTGCTGCTGTTGCGCCTGCTGCTCTTCCTCGGGACTCATCGGCTCGTTGGGGTCGCGCTCCCCGGTCATCTTGCGAAGCTGGGCGGCGATCTCGTCCTTGTTCGGCAGGTCCGAATACTCGTAGGCCATGGTCAGCACGCGCAGGGCCACGTCGGGCGGCAACTTGGCACTGATGTTGGACATCGAGTCGAACATCACTTGCCGCAGCGTGCCGGCATAGTCCTGTTCTGACACGACGAAATCGGCCATGGATGCCGTCATGTCGTTGAGGTAGCGCACCGAACCATCGGGCTGCACCTCGGGCACGTTGATGCTCACCCAGCGGGTGGCGCCCTTGTTGCCCGTGAGCCGGATCACCTTTTCCTCGGTGAAGAACTGTTCAGTCAGGCTCAGTTGCTTCTCGCCGCTGCACTGCACAGCCAGGCGCAGGTTGTCGAAAGGCTCGGTGGTGACGACGGAGCCCTGCAGTTGGCGGGCGCGGATGGCCTCGCCGCTGACGGCATTGGTTTGCCGACCCATGTTCTCCTGCGACACGCCGCCCGACTTCTGGATCGCCTGCGCGTCCATGGTCATCATCTGAATCTGGCCGGTGGCCGCATCTGTGTCGCGGCGGATCTGCAGCTCTTTGCCGGCATTCTTGACGATCACGCCATCGGGCATCTGCGCCTCTTCGCGCGCCTCTTCGATGTCGTCAACCGCGCCTTCGTCCATGATCAGCTGATTGGTGTTCATCAGCCAAAGCGCCTTGGACGCGCGCTTGTTCAGGTCGCGCTGCACGTCGCGAACGCGACGGATCACGCCGTAGGGCATGCGATCACGGCCGCGGCGGTAGCACCAGATCGGCGTGAGCGAAAAGTTGTTGTGCCGGAAGATGGACGGACCGTAGGCCAGCATGTCGGACTCGGTGAACACGGCGAAGTGCATCCGCATGACCACCTTGTCCACGATCGAGCCTGGCCTGCCAGCCAGCGACCTGGCCATGTTCTCGTCGCGCGGGTCGAAGAAGGCCCCTTTGAACGGACCATCGGTCACGATCTTGACCTTCACAGGCATCCGGTACTGGCACTCGATCAGCTTGACGCGGCGGCGCTCGGCATCGGCCGAGAACCCGGAGCTGATGGCGTAGAGCGACCCGCTGCGCACCTGCCCCTGCGACTCGTCGTGCGCCGTGGTCCAGGTGTCCTCATCGGACAGCGGATCGACGTGCATGGAGAAGTCTTCGGCGTTCGACAGGATCCGCTCGGCGCGATCCGGGAACATCATGGTGGCGATGTCTTCGTCAACCCAGCGCCAGCGAAACAGGTAGCGCCCATCGCTGCCGTCCAGCTCTTCGGCCGCGGAGTCGTGCAGCACGTTGCGCCAGTTCTCGTACTTCGAGTACACCGACTCCTTCGTCGGGTCATCGCGCACGCCATCATCAACCCAGCCCAGGCCGCCCTTGATCGAATCGGCGAACGCGCGTGAGCGCGCGAACGGCACCTTGTTCACGTCGCTGACGTACTTCAGCACGTCGGTCTTCGTCTTGGCCATGGCCACGTCGTCCTCAGACCGTGGCAACACCTTCCAGTCAACGCGATTGCGGCGCTCGGTCCCGATGATCCAGTCGCACATCGGCGCGACTTCGTTGTAGACCAATGCCATCTGCTTGCGGTCGGCAAGCACGGCCGCATCCTGCTCGTCCCACTGCAGGTTGTCGTAGAAATCATGGTCGATCGCCATGTCCATGCGATTGGCGGACTGGCGATCTCGCTCGTAGAAGTACCACTGCAGCAGCTGGCGCAACAACTTGCGCGACGCCGGGCTGTCCATGGGGTTCTCTGGCCGTGGCGCAGCCAGCGAATTGCGGTCGCCCAACAGGATGGGGGTCGAGTCGTCGCCCAGGTCATTTGCGCCAGCCGCGCGCCCCCTGACAGGCCGCCAGTCCAGCTTAGCCATAGGTAGCGCCCTGCTTCTCGATGCGGATCTCTTCGGCGGCCAGCGGCACGCCATCGGCGCGCAGCAGCATCTGGCCATGGCTGGCGCGGTAATACTCGGTCGGCGGCGCTGAAGGCATGCGCACCAGGTCGGGGATTGCATCGTTCACGATCGAGACGATGCGGCGCGCGTTCTGCGGTGTGGGCTCGATGCCCAGCACCTCGCATGCCTTGACGGCCCGATGGGCCACCTGCATCACGTTCTGCGCGTCGTGGTCATCCCACTCGTGCGCGGCCGGCTCCATGATGATGAACCAGGGCGCACCTTTGCGGTAGGACGGGATCAGGAACAACGCACGCCCGTCGTTGATCCAAGAGTAAACGGCCGTGATGTCGCCGTACTGGCGGCTCAGGTGGGCCTTTCGTAGGTCGATGCTGACGCCAGCCATTTCGGATCCCCGGTAATTTGTGCGGGGATGCTGCCGTGCTTGTCACGCGAATTGGATCTACGCCGCCATGCCCGACCCACTGGTGCGCCGGCCCGGCCGCTTCCACCGCCCACCAGGTCCAAACTTCGCCTTCGCATCGGGCCCGGCGAATCCCAGGCCGAAGGTCTGGCCGGCCTGCGCCACCTGGCCGTACTGGCGGAAGGCGTCAGACCCGTGCGAGTTGTCGTCGTGCAGGGGCTCGTCCATCCAGCGGCCCTTGGCCTGGTCCCAGCGCTTGCGGTAGCCCGCCAGGCGCTTCAGGCCCTGATCGCACTCGGTGCTGCAGAACACGGCGCTTGCGAACTGTGCGCGCGTAGCCTGGATGCCGGCCTGCACGTTGTTCACGCGAGGCACGATCTCGAACCGCTGGCCTGGCCACAGCTCCACCAGCATTTCTTCGATCGACTGGTTGGTGTCCTTGCTCTTGCCGATGCGCTTCGCGCTCGCCTCATGCGGCAGGAAGTGACGGGCGTAGACGTGGCCGCGACGCTGCAGCTCGGTCACGTAGTGGTCCAGCTCTTCGCCGCTGTTCTCGTAGTAGCCAATGAAGCGGTGTTCCGCGCCCACTTTCTGCATGAGCCAAATCGATGTCATGTCGCCGCGGCCAATGTCCCAAAAGGTCCACACCGGAGCCGACTCCACCGGCAACTTTGCGGGCATCCGGCCTTCGCGCCGTGCAGTGGACAACTGCGTCGAGTAGTAGCAGCCCTCGGTGCTGACCTGGAACGCCTCTTCAGGCGTGCTCGGGTACTCCTGCCACATCATCGGGGCATCGCCCGCGAAGTCGGCATTCATGGTCACGACGTACCAGGCGCGCTTGCGTTCGCTCAGCGGCCTGCCGATCTTGGCCTCGGTGTCGCTGAAGTAGACCAAGTTCGCCTCGGTGAAGATCACGCCCTCGGGGTCCAGCTCGTACTCGGGCGCATCCCACCATGGGAAGAAGTGGAAGCGGTAGTCCTTCTGGCTCAGCGGCCGGCTTGCCTCGGCCGCGGCCTTGGCAATCTGCGTCATGTCGAAGAACGCACCATCCTGGCCCTCGGCCGTGGACTCAATCACCGTGATGCCGCTCTTGGGCACCGATGGGATGGATCCGGTCAGCACCTCGCGTGCCTTGGCCGGGTACTTGGCGGCGATCTTGCCAAGCTCGCTGATGTGCAGCCGGTGCGTGGTGCCTGAACGCATCGAGGTGGCCACCCGGATCGATGCGCCGTTGTGCGCGAAATGGATCTCGGTGGCGGTCTTCTTCTTGAGCGGGAACCGCTCGCGCAGTTCGTCGGGTAGGTTCTCGTACCCGAAAATTATCTTGTCGCGAAAGATGGACTCAGCGGCCTCGCGCTCGTGCGCGACGATGCCGCATCGGATGGGCGCATTGGAGAACAGCGCGGTGTCGAGCCACAGGATGGCGATGAGCGTTGTGAAGCCCAGCTGCCGCGCCTTCAGGATGATGTTGCGATGGTGCAGCCTGGCCAGCAGGCGACGCTGGGGCCGGTTCGGCTTGAACTGCAGAACCAGGCCCTCGCCTTCCTGATCGTCATCGCCCTTGACGATGATCTTGTAGAGGTTGCACAGCCTCCACATCGGATCATTGAGATTCGCAGCCAACACCTCTGGTGTCAGCTGGACCGCATCAGCCATTCAAGCGTTCCCCCGTCGCCTTGTCGGTCCACCGATCGCAGATCCCGCCGAGGCGCACGTAGAACTTCCCGATCGCGCACTTGGGCGCCTGCCCCAGCTTCTGCCGGACGTGCTTGCACGATGCGCACACGGGCGGGCAGGCGTCATAGTCCTGCGCCCGCATTGAGGTGATCGCCATGGAGCGCGCTTCTTTGCCGCTGGGCTTGATGTGTCGTGGCATTCTTGTCCTTGGTTTGATTTGGCCAGCTGGCTTGACTTCAGTCTTCGGGATCAGCCACCGGCCCGAACGTCGCGGCGCCTGGAACCGCCCCGATCACATTGCCCTGCAGGCCGGACAGCAGCGTGGCCAGCGCATCGGCCTTCTGCCCGTTGTCCTTCTCGAACAGGCCAAGCAGCTTGGCGGCGCGCTCTAGGCTCACGTTCTTGTCCCAAAACTGGTACTCGATGCGGCCCAGGTCATCGATCTTGAAAGTCTTGATGGCGGCGCGCGTCGCCGCGTCCAGCTCGTTCGGCATGAGGATCACGGTCTTGCCCTCCTTCACGCCGATGATTCCGCCGATGTCGGACAGCGCGATGCGCTTTGTCTCGGTCATGATTTCGGTGGCATCAAGCACCGCCTTGTCGGCCGCCAGGGCCTGCAAACCGGCGATCCTTTGGCGCACCTTGGGGTCGGCGGCGAGCTTCGATGCCTCTTCGTGGATCTGCTTTGCCGTCATGCGCGCGCACTTGAACGCAGCCCGGTATGCCTCGGACTGGTTGACCTTGCCGCCGGCCAGCGTGGTTGCAAACACCTCACGTTGTGGTGTCAGCCCATGCTCGTTTCTCACTTCGGCGCCTCCTTCAGGCTGATCACGTAGACCGTCCGACCGACGATTGGCACGCCGCGCTTCGCCAGCGCGGCCACAGCAGATCGCACGTTCTGCGGCTGCTTCACCCCGAACTTCACCATTGCGTCCTCCATGGTCAGTTCTTCGTCGGGCCGGGATTCGAAGAACGTGGCCATGCGTTGCGGTAGGCCGTTCACGTTCATGCCCTTCGGCGCGCGTGCCTTTGCCATCACTTCACCTCCAGCACTTCGATGCCGTGGACGAACAGCATCAGCTTTCGCTTGATGCGGTACTCGGGGGTTGCGGCGCCCTTCACGTCCTCCACGATGGCCTTGCCTCTGCGATCGGTGTAGGTGAAGTCGGCGACGTAGCTGCACTCGCGCTCGTGGCCACCGGACGGGCGCGGAGTCTTCGGGATCAGCAGGTAGGGCACCTGGCGCTTCAGGTCTTTGACCTCGCCGATGCGCTCCAGGATCTTCAGGTCCAGCCAGCGCTTCAGTTCGACCTTGGAGTCGAACATCATCCCGTCGTGCTCGGTTCGCACGTTGTTGTACTTCTGCCCGCCGCGCGCTCTTGGCGCATCGCGGAAGGACCGGATGTCGGGCCGGGTGTCGGCATAGGTCACTGCTGCCATTTCGCCCCCGATGGGTGGTGAGCGCTGCAGCGCTGGAGCATGGTCGCGAAGGTGCGGCCGATCTCCACGCTGGCGCGGGTTCTGGAAAGCCCGGCGGCCCGGGCGCGCTGGCACCACCTGTTGACAAGGTGGCGGCAGGTCATGCAGCGGACGCGGGGGTCGTCGTTCATGCGGACGCCGCGTGCAGCACCAGGCCGTGCAGTCCGTTTGCCGCCATGTACCCGCGCTTTCGATCACGCTCCCGTTGGCTGATCTCTGCCCTTGTCAGGGGCGGCGGGCGTGGTGCATTTGGCTTCTTCAGGCCCCATGCGTACACGGCAACGCGGGGGCCAGGGTGGCCGCTGCGCGATCGCCACTCGTGCACGTAAGCCAGTCGCATGTCAACCAGTTGGTTCATCAGTGGCCGCAGCAACGACAGCGAAATCCCGGTTTCCACAACCAGTTCCTGCAGTGACAGCGGCTCGGTCATGGCATCCACCAGCGTCCCGAACGACAGCAACTCGACGGCAACGCGCTCGATCTGCAGGGGCTTCGGGACGAATTCGAGCTTGGTGCGGTTTGGGCGGCGCGTCGGCGGTGGTGCATCGGGCTTCGCCCCGACTGCGTACACCGGGCGAGGCCGACAGTTGTCGGGCATTTCCCAGCCCTTCACGTAGATCAGCCCCATGGCGTGGAGGCCGCCCAGCACCCGATACATCGTGTTCTTCTTTCCGAGGCCACGATCGATCAACGTCCGATGTGATGCGGGGTGCAGCCACAGGCTGCGCATGATCCTGGCGTAGCCAACCATGCCGATGCGGACGGTCTTGCCGGCCTTGCTGCTCTTGGGGTTCATGATGGGCTCAGTGGCCATGGGCATTTGCTCCGTGTGTGGTTTGTGGATCCGCACCAGCTGCAGAACTGCTGGGGCGGCCTGTAGGTCATCCGGCTTTCCGGGTCGGGTTCGTGAGCGACATGCGCAGTTCGGCCAGCCTGGCCAGCAATGCGGCTCGGTACTCAGGGCTAGCGGCGGCGGCTTCGGCGCGGTGCTGCTCCTGCTCGGCCAGGTACTGCTGCGTCTGGCCGACTGCGGCGGCGCCGGGGTCCGGTGGCGTTGCGGCGGGCGCCAGGACAAGCGCGGCGGCTTCAGCGCGGCGTGCGGGCAGCACCTTCAGGATCCAGGGCCAGGGGCTGTTGATGCCGTTGGCGATGGCCTCCTTGGCCAGGCCGGCGAACTCGTCGGCCGTGGCGCCCTGGGCGATCAGCGCGGCGAGGCGCGGATCTGCCAGGTTCAGGGTCTGCGGGTCTACGCCGGCCCGCTTGAGGGCCATGCCGATTTCGCCAGCCTTGGAGGGGGCGAACGTGAGCACCTCGGCTGTCGCCGGTGTGTCACGCGGGACATCCCCGGGACTACCGTGGTACTCCCCATCTTCGCCTGCGCGCACGCGGTGTGCGTTGGAGGTAGGTAATGCTGTATTACTTCTGGTTCCGGTTCCGGTGTCCAACTCCCCCGTGACTTCCTGTTGACTCACCTGTTTGTCACCGGTGACATCGCGGTGACCTCCTGGTGACTTGCGGGGGTGTTTCGGGGGGGAAGGCTGGTCGTCACCGGCGATCCGCGACCGGCGCGTGGCCTGCTTGTCGGCATCACTGCGGCGCTTTGCCATCATCTGCATGACGCGGGCTGTCAGCGTGGGGTGGTACAGCCGGCCATCGTCGGCGGCCACCCATCCGCGCATCAGAATGGGCTCAAGTTCGGCCCACAGCTTGAGCGGAACCCGGCACTTCGCGCGGATGATCGACACGTCGTTGGGGAAGCTGCCGCAAGGCACCTGCGTCCAGGCGACCATCCACATCATGAGCAGCGCGTGTTGCGCCATGGGAACCTCTGACGCCATCGCCCAGGTGTCCGACTGCTCAACTTGCTCGTAGTCCAGCTCGAAGCGCCAGCCCTTGGCGCGCGTGTCTGCGGGGTATGGAATGGGCATCATGCTGTGGCGCTCCCCAGCTCACGGCGCAGGCACTTGGCCTCGCGCAGTTCAAACAGCGCCTGGTGGGCGGGGTGCATCAGGCCGAACAGCCTGGCCAAGCAGGGGGTATGCCGGTCGTTCAGCTTCCACTCGCTGCCAGCCTCACGCATGGCGCTTTCGTGGCGCATCACCTCAATGATGGTGCGCGCCGAATAGTGCTGATGGCCGCGGGCGACCACGGCCAGGGCCTCGCGCTCGAAGGCGGCGTAGACCGGCAGGTTCTCGGGCAGGTAGGCCAGGAATGCGGCCGGAAATCGGTCAAGATGCGCGTTGACCATGGCCAGCGGCGCCGGCATGAGTAGATCGAGCTGCATGGGCATCGTCACTTTGTTGGTTTGGCCGGAACGCGAAATCGCCGCACCACACCCTGCGACCTGAACCGGCTGCAGGCCAGTGCATAGGCCATGGGGGTTGATGCGGGACTTGTGCCGCTGCGCTCCGTGCCTTCGATCAGGCTGGCGGTTTCCAGGTAGATCAGCGCCCAATCAACGCTCTTGCGCGTCCGACCTGTGATGCTGATGATCTGGTGGCGGTACAGCCATTGGCCCGGCCTGCTGGACAGCAGTTCCAGCACGGCGGCCGAGGCGGATCCGGGGCGGATAACGCCGGCGGGGCGCGGGTTGTAGCGACAGAACTGCGACTCGGGCAGTGGATCGCGCTGACGTGCCATGCGCATGATCTCGGAGGCAACCCAGGCGGTACTCAAGATGCGCCCTCCCCTACATCCCGGGAATGATCCGGCGCAGCCGGATTGACCCCGGCAACGCGACAGATCAAAGTTGCTTCATGCAGTTTTCGACTCGACCACTCATGAAGCAAGCCCCGGATCACATCCGTTCTGGTCTTGCCAGTCGCGGAGCAATAGCCATCGAGCACGCGAACGCGGGCTTCGTCCGGCTCCAGCCGCACCTCGACGGTTCTCGCCGCCATGGGTCAGGCCGCTTTGCGGAGCACTCGGGCGGGGCGCAGATGCGGCAGCAGCCGGCGCACGGTTTCGATGCCTGGGTCCAGCGTGACGCCCAGCTTGATCTTGTAGATCGTCGTGGCCGGGACGCCGGATTTTTGCGACAGCTCGTCCAGCTGCTTACGAGGCCATGCGGCGAGCGATGCGCGCACATCCGCGGCCGAGGGGATGGGCTTGAATGATTTGCTCATGCGGCGCAGTGTACCGCTTGCGGTAGACCTCGGTCAAACGCCACCCATTCCGCAAGCGATACAGGCGTCGCCCTACTGTGCGGAAATGACGCAGACCGACCCGAACACCTTCTTGTGGGACAACATCTGCCGACTGCTGGGCGACCCAACACTCAGCATCGGAAAGGTAGAGCGTGCCCTGGGCCTTTCGCACACCACCACTCAACGGATCCGCGAAGGGGAGACGGCCACCAGGCTATCCACGCTGGTGCAAATCGCGACCAAGCTGCACATCGAGGTGTGGCAGCTGCTGGTGCCTGGCCTAGATCCAAACGACCTGCCGCGCCTGGCCAAGCCCGGCGCTGAGCCGGCCTGGCCGTTTGACTTCGAGGCCAGCCGCTACGAAGCCCTGCTGCCGAAAGAGCAGGGCATGGTTGATCACGCCGCGCGCCTGGAACTGGAGCGCATCGAGGCCAAGCGCCGACCGCTCCATTCGGAAACACGGGCGGCATAGGCGCACGCATCTACAGAATCGCAGCAGATACCATTGATCGGATCCCCGCAATGCGGGGATCCCCCCTAACTTGCACGATATCAAATGACCACAACCCAAACGATCGCCGCGCTCATAGTGACAGCCGTAGCCGCCGCATACGTGGCCGGGACTGGTACGTGGTCGAAACGATCGGCGGCACCTGAGCGGGCAGCGCGCGACTTCTCGAAGCCTTCAGGGCCGGCGCACATCGAGAGCACGCTGGCGCTGCCGGGCGGCGCAGCCCAGGCGCATGTCATCGCGGTGCCCAGCGAGTACGGGGAGGTCATGCGCTGCGTGGTTGGCACCACCGCCTCGGGCGCGATCTCCACGGCCTGCGCGCCGAAAAGCATCGAAGTGATCAGCACAGACCCCTGAAGCCTGTTTCACCCTGACGCACACGTCAGGAGCCCACCGACCAGCCCGCCTCACGCGGGCTTTTTTGCGACTACGTACAGCATTAGGTAATCGGGCCAACCGTTTTCGGTATACCTTCTTGTTGACACTCTCATACCGCTTGCGGTACATTATCGATGTGCCCTGGACAGGCGCGAAGGAGAAAGAAGATGCAAGGACAAATCACGGTTGAGGTGCGCAGCGTGTACGGCGCGCCCACGATCTACCCGGTTTGCAAACAGGCCGAGTTGTTCGCCAAGCTGGCGAAAAAGAAAACGCTGAGCGCTGAAGACCTCGAAGTCATCATGGCCCTGGGCTTTGAAGTTGTCGAGCAGTGCCTGCCGAAACTGCGGGGGATTGCATCGTGATCCCCGCCAACGCCCCGTACCTCACAGCCTACGACCGCGCCAAGTTTCTGACTGGCGCCCAAGTGTTCCGCGGCCAGTGCGGCCGTCGTCGTGCCTTCCTGAGCGCGTCCGATGCGTCCGCGTATGACCGTGGTTATGCGGCCTACCCCTGCGGCCCCATCCCGGATGTGATGGGCACTCCCGAGTGGATGGGCTACTTCGACGCAGAAGACCGAGACCTTGATCGATTGGACCAATGACATGAAATTCTTTGCAGCAACCATCGTGCTCCTTTTGTTGGCATTCAGCGTCTCGATGCTGGTGTCCCTGCTGATTGGCGCGGCCGCCTCGCTGGTGTCCGATGAGCCGGGGATGGAAAAAGTCACCAACGAGCTTGGCCACCGCGCCATTGCCTGGACGTGCGCACTGTGCGGCGCCGGCCTGCTCGCCCTCTTCACCATCGAACAGTGGTGGCCCAAGTGGCTTCCCGCATGACGAACAAGGGCAAGCCCCTTGGCAAGTTGCTGCTGGAGACGGGCGCCATGGAAGGCCCGACCACTGCCAAGGATTTGAAGCGGCCCCGGCCGGTCACTGTCTCCGCGCTCACGCTGATCAAGCGCTACATCAACCGATTCACCACCGCCAGAAAGGCACCGCAATGCAAACTCAAATGAGACCCGGGCCCATGGTCCACCACCTCCAGCCGTCGAATGAGTTCGATGAGCTGATGGCCCGCCAAGTCGCGCCGCAGGACTACGGTGTTCGCCAGTTTGTCCAGGGCGACAACATGGCCAAGATGACCATGCTGGCCGAGCAGATGGCCAGTGGCCGCGCCACGGTGCCGAAGCACCTGCAGGGCAACGTCGCCGACTGCCTGGCCATCGTCATGCAGGCCATGCAGTGGAACATGAACCACTACGCTGTCGGCCAGAAGACCCACCTGGTGAACGGCATCCTGGGCTACGAGGCCCAGCTGGTGAATGCAGTGATCCAGAACAGCGGCGCGATCCGTGGCTCGTTCCACTACGAGTTCCAGGGCGAAGGTCAGAACGTGCGGTGCCGTGTTGGCGCCGTGCTGCGCGGCGAGGATGAGGTCACCTGGGGCCAGTGGCTTTCGGCGGCCAGCGTGCAGACCAAGAACAGCCCGCTGTGGAAGACCAACCCCGCGCAGCAGTTGGGCTACCTGCAAGTCAAGAATTGGGGCCGTGCCTACTGCCCGGGCGCAATTCTTGGTGTTTACAGCACCGATGAGTTGGTGGACCTCAGCGGGGCTGATGGTGACGACGAGCCGAAGACCGCTGACCCGGCACTCAAGCGCGGGCCGCAGCGCAAGAGCGCGACGACCGAGAAGGCGGCCGCTCAGGCCGAATCGCCTGCTGCACCTGACGTTGGCGGCGAAGCGTCCACTGGCACGGCGCCCACGCCAGCCCCTGCTCCGACCACCACCACGACTGCAGGGTCCGGTGTCGTCAGCCCGGGCCAGGTGAACTACATCAAGGGCAAGCTGGTGCAAGCCGGTGTCAGCGAGGAATCGGTCATTGCCCGGTTCAGCCTGGCGGGCCTGGAGCACATGAGCGTGTCCGAGTTCGACACGCTGAAGTCCGAACTGCTGGGCATGAGCTGATCATGGGCGCCCGAGACACTGGCCTGCTGTTCAACGAGGCCACACACACCTACACCGCTGGCGGCATCGTGGTCCCGGGCGTCACGTCAATCCTGGCGCCGCTGTCTGATTTCAGCCGGATCAATCCCGAGGTGCTGGCCGCCAAGGCAGACCTGGGCAAGCGAGTTCATTTGGCCTGCGAGCTTGATGACGATGACGACTTAGACGAGAACAGCGTCGAGCCCGATGTCGGGGCCTACCTGGGCGCCTATCGCAAGTTCAAGGCCGAGACGGGCGCGCGCGTCCTGCTGAATGAATTCCGCGTGTTCGAGCCGCGCCTGATGTTCGCAGGCACGCTTGATCGAGTGTTCATGATCTCCGGCGCGCGGTGGCTGGTGGATCTGAAAACGTGCTTCGCAACGCCTCGATCGGCCGGGCCACAGACAGCGGCCTACCTGCGGGCCCTGGCGGATCCAACTGTCGCACGCCGCGCCGCGCTGAGGCTCAAGCCCGATGGCACCTACGCATTCGAGGATCTGACCGAGCCCGACGATTGGGCAGTGTTCATGGCCTGCCTCACCCTGAAACGTTTCAACGACCGGACTCAAGCATGAACGACCAGGTGGACAACTTCAAAGCTCAGAAAGAGCACAAGAAGCGCCTCAAGGAGAAGTACGGGGTTCAGTGCCCCGACTGCAAGAAGCGCCGCCCGAAGGCCTGCCCTTCCATCCTCCTGCCCGGCGATCGCTGCAACGTTGACGGATACCTGGACCTGCGCGTCCGACTCACCCAAGACCAATGGAGCAAAGCATGACCGATTCCGTACTCGCCCCCGTGGCCGCGCTCACGCTGCCCGACCCCGTGGCGATGACCACCAGCGCGACCCGCGCCCTGGGCTTCATCAAAGCGTTCACGATCGCATCGCCCGAGGACTACGCCTTGGCCGGCGAAGAGTTGCAGGCCATCAAGCGGCGCCAGAAAGAGATCGAGGGCCAACGCACAGGCATCACCGGACCAATCAACAAGGCCCTCAAGGCGGTCAACGATCTGTTCCGCGGCCCCTCCGAGCTGCTGGACCAAGCCGAGACGCACCTGAAGACCACGATGCTGACCTGGAACCGCGAGCAGCAGCGCATCGCCGACGAGCAGCGCCGCAAGGCCGAAGAAGCTGCCCAGGCCGAGCGCGATCGCCTGGCGAAGGAAACGGCCGCAGCCTGGTACGACGCGCAGGCCAAGCAGGCCGAAGCCCAGCAGCTGCTCGAACAGGGCAACGAGGCCGCCGCGGCGCAAGCCACGGCTGAGGCCCAGCGCGCCCAGGCGGTGGCAACCAGCGCAGCAGCCAGCGCCGAAATGATCGTGGCCCCGGTGGCCAAGCCCGACGCGCCCAAGGCCAAGGGCATCAGTACTTCGACCCGCATCGACTTTGAGGTGACAAACCTGCACATGCTGGTGATGCACATCGCACAGCACCCCGAGCTGATCGGCCTGCTGCGCACGGATGACATCCGCCTGCGCGCCTACGTCAAGGGACTCGGCGCTGCCTGCAAGTTGCCCGGCGTGGCCGTGAAAGAAATTCAAACCATGGCCGCGCGCGCGGCTTGACCGATCAATGGGGGAAAGCTGCACGGAGTTTGGGGCAGGCGAAAGCCGTGGAGCTCCGCAACTGGAAGCGATCAGCCCGGATGGGCCGAAGTCCCGAGAAACATCCAGTGATCTGCAGCAAGTACCCCACCCTTCAACCCGGGCCGACCAAGCGGGCACTGTCCAAGCAAGGCTCTCTCTCCTTCAAGCCCGCGCCCGAAAGGGCCGGCCCGGACCTTCTCTAGTCGCCTCGCAGGATGACCTGGTGCGCCTGGTCGGCGCCGGAACCGCGATTGAGGTGGCGAGCGCCGAGGTGCTG